CAATACCCAAAGCACGTTCTACAGTGCGAGATATTTCTATTCTTTCTGAAGGAGAAAATTCCGCTCGCTGCATAGGGCTTAGCCCTTCACGTATTCCTTTTTTTTGTCTTTTTCGCTTTTATCTGAGTCCGGTTTTTTTGACTTTTCTGTTCCTGCTTTTTGAATAAGTGAATCTAGAGCTTGGATAACAACAGGAATATTATCCTTTTTCAGAGCCATTGGCTTTTGTCCCTGACGGTTAACTACCTGCACCCCTTTAACTGTTGCAGCAGCTTGACCGTAAGTTTGTAACTGTTGAGCTGCTTGGTCAGGCGTTAGGTTTCCTTGTTCACTTCCAGCCTTCTGGATATTCGCTTTCGCCATCTGATACTGCGAAATTTTAGTCTGGGCGTCAATCTCATCTCCCAAACTAAACTGTTGCGCCCACCACTTTTCGGACGCCTCTGAAATCACAGAGGGGGGTCCATGTTCTTTTTCTCATTCCCGAGTATGACCCGAGAAGCTTTTCAAATACGCTTACAGACATTACAAAAAAAGATAGCTCCTATTATATTTAGGAGCTATCTTATAGTCTATTCAGTTAAAAAATCAGCCGACTGGGTTCAGGATATCTTCGAAGGCGTTATCACCGTTGCGGAAGTAACCAACCATGTCGTAACGAACCGTACACTCGATAGAGTGGAATTCGTTAGCCGAGTAGTTGAATTCTGCAAGTCGCCAGTTCTTACAGTAAGCGCCGTACATTCGAGCGACAAACTGTGGCTTGCGGTTGTTGTCTAGAAGAACAACATCAATTGTACGCTTGAAACCGCCACCACCAGAGATAATCTGCCCAGCGATATTAGATTGAACCGAAGAAGAGTGAGTACCAGTAATCGGGTCGTAAGTGGTTCGCATCCAGTTAAAAAGAGCCTTAGCAGCATCACCTTTAAGAAGGTTGTCGAACGTAATTACTGTCTCCTCAGTTGAAGGTCTACCTGGGTAGTTAAACTTATCGTTCACACGGTCTACCATGATATCTTCAACGTTGTAACCAATCTGACCAACTTGTTTTGGCCGCGAGAGTTAGCACGTTATCAGGGCTTGTAAGACCAGTATTCGATAAGATACTGCCTACAACACCGCCGAGACCGTTTGATACGAATGAGCCAACTGTAAGCTCGGTAGGAGTCGTATCTGTGAAACAGTTCCGTACCCCCGGTAACGCCAGCGACATCAAGGACACGCCCTGTTTCGCCAAAGAAGTCTTGTAAGTCTACATTAACCATTGGTTTTATGTTCTCCTATTTTATATAGCATTAAGCAGTGGGTAGGTCAGTTCCCAAGGTTGCGCTTGTTAGGTTAAGTTCGAAGACGATAACTTCCGCAGCCTTTGTAGGCTGAAGAATTACCTTGCACCAAAGCTCGTTTCGGTCGATACGAATTGGTGTGTTGGTACTCGAATCACAGATAACCTTGAAATCCACAACCCCTCTACGACTCTTGATGTCAGCCATGAGAGGCTCGACAGCGTTCGTGATTCGCTTCCAGGTTGCAGCGTCGTTGGGCTCGAAGACGAACTGGCGAGTAGAAGCCAGAAGCATCTTGCGAATTACAATCATAAGACGGCGAACGTTGATTCTATCAAGAGCCGTGGCGGTTCTTTGAGTAGTTCGCTGGCCCCACAGGACGATACCGTCCGTGAGGAATTTTTGAACGGGGTTGATTACGTTTCCTGGGCCATAGAGAGCGTCTCTATCACCTTTGGTAAGGACAACTTCAACATCGACAGGCTTGGTAAGTCTACCTCGCACAAGGCCAGCAGGAGCAAACCAAGCGTCGAAAGTAGCGTCTGTAAAAGCCATCTGGCGAATAGCGAAGATGTCTGGTGAGACGTACTCGTCAATCTGAGTGAAAGGGTTGAAGAGCTTTACCCAAGGCCAGTACACACAAGCGTATGAGTTGTTGAGGGCGGCTGTTCTACCTTCGGCAGTACCATTCGACCAGGCGATAGCAGTTTGAGGGTTGGTAATACCAATTGGAGGGTTAGTTACAACCAAGAACTCTTGTGAATCTGCTGCAATCGAGATTGCATTGTTCACAATATTTTGTTCTGTAACTCCAGGAATAGCAAGTAGAGAGATATCAACATCTTCTTTCAGGTAGGAGTAGACACCGTTTCCGTCAGCAGCATTACCGATGAATGCAGCTTTTACTTCGGCATCAGAGAAAGTTTTAGAGCCATCTCCAAGGTCTCCATTTACACCACCTGCAAAGTTGTAAGTACCATCAACAAGTTTAATAAGCTTAACAGCGGAAAAGTCGAGACTAGCAGAGGCTCCAGCCGAGTCGATAAAGGTTCCAGCACTTAGAGTATCACCGGCCATAGCATTACCCCATCTAGGAGGTAGAGTCCAGGCAACATCATCTCTATCGGCGTTGTCAATAGCAAACTCACCCACAATGTAATCAGAAGTTTTGTTTGTTGCGTCAGTCGTACTATTGATAACGCTTGAAGGGCTAATGTCCGTACCTGCGGCGGGGCTAACTAAGTTTACAACATAGCTTTCTTCGGCACCGCCACCTTTATTCAGTACAAACTCAGTCCTATCTGCTTGATTCGCCGTAACAACATCTTGAAGCCCTGTAGTCTTTAATCCGTAAGTTTCTATACTTGCAGAGTAATTGTATCCAGCGCCGGGATAAAGTGTTCGTGTTACATAAGCCCCGCCGCTTAGACTTGTCGAGTCCATAGTTACGGCAGAGGCAGTAACACCAGACCCCGCAGTACCATAACCACTACCAGTAGACGGCTTTAAAGTAACATTACCCCCAGTAGCCGATAAAGCTGCATTAGAGCCAGAAAAAGCAGTAACATCTACATTCGTGGTTCCTATAGGAAGAGTCGGGAAGCTTGATGTCGAAGACCATGCGTACATGGTAAGTTCCGCACCCGAACCTGCGTAAGAACCTATAAACCGCCCTGTAGACGAGGTATCGCGAAGGAAAGAGATTGGTGAGCTTGGAGTTGTCCTTGAGTTGACAGTAGCCAGCACGGCATCCGCACCACCAATCCATAAGGCGTTAGCAGAAGCGGGAGTTACGTTAAAAATCAGCGGGTCGGTTGTGACCGTAACACCAGCCGAATTTTTAACAGTTGCCATGAAAAGATAGTGATTATTCTCGCTAAGTCCTGCGGATGGGGACACATCGGGACATGTACCAATCTTAACCGCAGCATCAGCTACCGTTGCACTAGAGGTAACAACTCTCGTAAAGTATACCGTATTTGTACGGTCAAGAATGTGATAAGCGCCGATTAAACCTTGACCACCTTCAGCATCTTCAGGACGGCCAAAGGTTTGAATAAGTTGGTCGGCGTTTGTGATTAGAGTAGCTACCCCTGCTGGTCCTTGAGATGCGAATCCCATAATACCAACGTTGGTTGCGTTGAGGGACGGCGTATAATCAGACCAGTCCTTTTCAATTACATATACTCCGGGGCTTACATATGCGGGCATGTTTTATTCTCCTATTAGGCGTTCGAGATTTTTACCATTTGTCGCTGCTCGGCAACGCGAATAAGGTCGGTAATCGAGTCAGCAGGTACAATAACCGATTTCTTTGAGGCCAACCAAATATGGTCATATTGCCCCGAAGGAAGTTTCGTGATAATTTCAAGACCTTGGTGGGTCAGATTTTTAATTCTTTTATAAGCGGTCAATGGATTAATCCTCTCTATTGTATTTAGACAGGGTGCAGCGTAAAACCATTAGTTTTTTTGAAGTTGTTTGTTAAGATTCTTCAGTAATCGTTGTAATACCCGAACCCCTATTTGGTATCTGATTTAACTGAAAATCTCTGCCACCCCCAGCAAGATAGCTTTCCAAAGGTACAAGACCGGCAGTTTCATCTAAGTACACTTCAAAATTCATAAGCTGTATCTCACCAGTATTAGTAAATCTAAATACTTTACTGGGAATATACGATTGAACTTCAAATCTGAGTTGTCGTTTAATAATCCTGTCCTGACGGTCGCCTACAGACATGTTAGAGGAGTCTGAAACATCTTTAAGGTAAGCTTGATAAACTTCATCCTCACGAATATCAACTCTTAGATTAGGGCGGAACTGAAGTATAATCTGCTCTGTAAGCTGGTTAACCTCCTCTACGTACTTACCCCAAACGTTTAAAACAAACCCTAGATTTGCTGCTACAGGTGCAAGAGCCATGTATCGAATAGCTCGTTGTTTTTCAGGTATCCAAAACTTGCGCTCTACAAGAGCCTCCATCGGTTTCTGTCTAGCAGTATCAATAGAAACTCCATCTAGCTGCAACGACAGCAACGGTAGATTCTGCGTTTTACCCTCGACAATTTTAGCAACTGCTCGCTCTGGATTAGCGTAGATAATCTCTACCTCCCGTACTGTATCATCTCCCTTTAGAACTTTAAAGCTACTAAATATTTCTTTCAGTCGTCTAGTAAAGATACGATAGAAATCAGGTTTTTGAAAACTTGCGGATGATTCGAGCTTTTCAATCTCGCGTCGAATATCATCAATTGTCCATAATGCCCCAGCCATCAGAACACCTCATCTTGAGGAAAGGACTCCTCTGCTCTTGTAATATCCTCATCATCGCGAAGGACTCTGGCGGCACAGGTTAGGTGGTAAACACCGTATACATCGAACTGGTCTTCTTGAACCTCAAAAACCTCGTACTTTAGATTTTGAAAGTCTGGTTGAAGAATATCTCCAGGAATAAGAGGACGGCCAACGAGCTTTTCTAAATAACTCTTATTGAATGTAAATATCTGCTCGCTGGTAATTTCAATACCAAATTCAGTTAAATTTTCTTCGAGGGCTTGAGGCTCGTAGTGGCCTTGAAGAACAATCGGCTCATTCGATATAACTTTTTGAGACGCCTCTCCATACAAATCATCAGCCATACCGTCTGTACGAAAAAATTTGTATAGTAAAATTTTAGAGCCGCCTAAGCGAATAAGTTCATCGTCAACCAAATTAAACAGTTCAATATCAGGATTATCTAAATCATAAAGATTTAGCAAATCATTAAACTGCTCAGCCGTATCGCCTACAATCTTATGAGAAGTTCTGAACTGTTTACGGTCAGCCATTAGAAGGTACTAAATGCAGGCGGCTCTTCAATTTCGGTTAACAAGGCTTCAACAAGTTTTTCTTGTTCATCAGTTCCTTGTGTAATCAGAGCCTCTCCGTTTAGTTGAGCGCCGCCTCCAGGGGAGGGGAGTGTCTGATACTTCCCGCGAATTTGTCCTAGAATAACTTTACATATGGCAAGGCTATATTTTTGAATCCAGCTTACAAAGTAAGGATGAAGCGTATTTGTGTCAATTGCTTTGAACTCAACAACAACTTCATCATAAACAGCAGTTGGTGTAGGGGAAATATTAAGTAAGTTGCCGTTAATTAAATTAAAGGTTCCGTCATTTCCAAGTATCTTTCGTACCATTTCTAAATGAGAGATAGTAAGGTAATAATCTCCAATAGAAAAAGTCTCTAAACAAGAAGTTATCTTGAAAGTATTTGATGAAGAAATCAAATTCTAGTGTTCCGTTTGACTGCGCAACACTAAGAAGGTTTTTACGATACACAGCACCCCTAAAGTTATTTGCGACAACTTGAGGTAACTCATAAAGAGAAATTCCAGCAGATGTTGCAAAGGTGCAGAACTGAGAGCACCAGTCAGGAGCATGATAATCTAACTTTGATACTGCCTCATCAATAGCAGTCTGAATTTGAAAGTCTGTAAGCTCTACACGAACAACAGGAAATCCAAGACGAGCAAGAACAAAATCTTTTACAATCTCATAAAACTCAGTAAAGTAAGTTTGATTTCGGAATCTACGTCGATTAAGTTGGCCGTATTCTATATCGCCGGGATAATCCCAGTCCTCTAATACTGCATAACTTCCGCTGACAGAGCCGAAAGTGTTACCGTACCGTGTTTGAGGTTTTACTGCCCTGAATGACATTTAACTTACTCCTCTGAAGTAGTTTTTTTTATGTGTCGTTTTTTTGTAGTTGTAACTTCTTGTTCTTCTGTGACGGTTGTTTCGGCCTCTGTACTACACATAATGGTAGTAGTAGTAACTTCAACAGATTCAACTACCTCCACAACTCCAGGAGGAAGACCTACAATCGCCTTAGCGTCTACCTCGGCAGTTTGGCCGGGACCTAAAATAATTCGACTACCAGTAAATTAGAACAAAAACGGAACTATGTCCTGTTATTCTTTTAAAAGCATAATATCACCTCTAATGTATATAGACAAACAAAGAGAGCCGCACTCGAAAAAGCACGGCTCTCTTATTTAATTTAGGTTATTTATCAGGCGTTAGCTCGCCCAAACAGCACCAGGACGGAAGAGGAAGTTGCTACCAGCACCGACAACTCGGATGACACGGAAGAAGCGGGGACTCGGGAGACACAGCAAGCCTTGCCGTAGCGGGTAAGCAGACCCTTACGGGGCTGGAAGGTCTCAGGGTCGGTAACAGTGGGAAGCATCTGGAGCGGGATGTACGGGGCGTACACGAAGCCAGCGTCCATAGGCGAGCTGCCCTTGTAACCCATGAGAATCTCATCGTCAGGATAGAGCGGGTCAACGTAAACATCGAACATGCCCTGGAGTTTACCAGCGTAGTTGATGTTAGCGCCAAGCTGACCTTCCCAGTTACCAGCCTTCACACCGCCTTCGAGCTTCGAAGCCGAGTTAAGAATAGCGGCCATGAAGGGCGAGGTGATAAGGTAGTTACCAGCACCACGGTAGGTCGTCTTGTAGATATCCTGCGAAGCGAAGTTCAGGGTAGCAAGGAGGTTTGCGTAAGCCTGACCAACGTGGCGAGGAGCAAGGTTAAGAGCAGTCGAAGCGAAGTCTACGAAGTAAACGTTACTACGAGTACCCCATTGACCGCCGCCTTGTCCGGTTACAGACGTGGAACCAGTTACATCATACAGGAATTGGCCTGGGTCAAAAGCACCGTTGCGACCAGCACCAGTAAAGTTGTTGCTGTTAGG